GTGACCTTTAAGTCCGTCTAGGAATCCTAATCTATCCCATTTGTTAATTGTATCTTCTTTGATAACTTTAAGGTGCTTAAGACCGATGTTACCAACAAGACCTGATTCTAATAATGCTCCCATTTTATTTTTTTTAATTAGAGTTTATTTTTATGTTTATTTTATTTTTGCCATCAAATCTTTCATTCTTAAGAATTGTGGATTTTCATAAGTTTTACTTTCAATCAAATTAGATGATGAACCGTTTGAAGGTGTGCTAGTCACTTTCCTTTCAATTGATTCTTTAATGGTGTTTGTTCCACCTTTTCCATCTAATTCTGATTTAATAGTCCTGTAAAGAGTTTTTGACTCTTTTAAAGATTCAACATTGTCAAATCTTCTTAAAATATTTATTTTTTCTTGTTTTGTAGTTGTATGTTCTGTGAACAATCTTGTAGAATAAGCTAGATTTGAATTGAAAACAGCAACTTCATTTAATTTGTTTCTGAAGAAATCAAGAGCTTTTTTATACTCTTCATTTTTTTCTCTTAACAAATTAAGTTCAGTGTTAACTGATTCAACTCTGATGTGTCTAGGAGCCGCCTTTGGTTTAGGTAGACCTTTTCTACCCCAGTATTTACCGTTACCTAAAGTTCTTGATGCTTCACCCATTTCACCATCTTCGTCTTCATCTTCGCCTTCAACCATTCCGTCCATTTCTTCCATCTCTTTCCACTCATTTTCGTTTTCCATGTCACCCATTTCGGTAACACCTTTCTTGAGTTTAGATGGATATTTGAACTTCATTTTTCCAACTCTACCTTTTGGTTTGAATGTTTCTTTTAAATCATCCATTTCATCCGTCTCTACTTCAAGTTCATAAAGGACTTCGTCGTCTTCTTCTGATGTCATTGAACCTGTCTCACCTTTGGTCATCATTGGATTAACATTTTCTTCAAACTCCATATCTAGTTCTTCAAAACCATCCATTTCGTCATCCATTTCATAATCCATTTCATAATCCATTTCGTCTTCATCTTCAAAGCCCATTTCATAATCCATTTCGTCGTCTTCAAAACTTAACTCGTACAAAACACCTTCTGTAGTTTCTGCGTTCATCGGCATTTCACTATTAGACATACCATCCATTTGAATAAGATAATCAGAACCTTTGTTAGTGTCAGTTAAGTGGATATTTCCACTTTCATCCTTCTTAACAATAATTCCATCCTCATCACCCATTGCTTTGAAAACTTTCATTACATCAGACATAGGGGACTGAGTCATATCAAGTGGGGGCATTGTCTCTTGATTATCTACTTCGGCATCAACTTCAAATCCCATTTCAGCATCCGCTGAAGGAACTTCAGTATCTACCTCAGTTTCCATTTCTTCAAAATCTTCACTTTCTTCATCTTCCATTTCGTCACCTTCAGGTTCTACTGGGGGTTCTTCTTGTTCTCGTAAAGACCTTGATTTTTTTGAACCACCTAATGATTCCTTTACTAATTCACTGATTTCTTGCTTCATTGTAGTTGCAAGTATTCCTTTTGCATTTTCATTGATAGCATCTTCAACCGCCTTGATTTGAAGTAAGGTTTCCTCTACTACCGATTTGTTTTTTACGTTATTCATCTTTATAAAAAATGCGTTATGCGTTTATTTTTATTTAGATAAATATATTGTTTTGTTAAAAAAGTTTGATTATTTTGGTTTCTATTAAAAAAAAATTAGTTTAAACAAAAAAAGGGAATACAATTTGTACTCCCTTTTCTAAATAAAATCAGTTTAACTTTTATTCAATTACCTCATCAATTTTACTTTCAACAATCGCAGTAATTCTCCAATCCATAGTATAGGATTCATACGCTTTTGTTACTTTCGCTTCTACATCTGTTGGTGAGAACGCTCTAACCAATTTTTCTTCTTTAATTTTTTTTACCTTTCCTGTGTTATCATCAACCATATCAGTTGTGACTCTTGCTACAAAATATTTTTCATCCATAATTAATTATTTTCCTAAATAATCGGATAATCTTTTCATTAAGTCAACAGACCCTTGTAAAGGATTTGATTCAGCATTTTGGTGTTCTGATAATTTTTCTTCGTATTTTGGCCTATCTTCCTTATTTAAGTAAAGGTATGCTCCAGGTGTAGAAGGTGATGAAACCAAGTCAAAACAAATAAGTTCAAAATCTTCTTGTACTTCATTTTGTTCTCCCTTTTTAACTAAAGAACCAACACCACGAGATGAAACACCCATAGTAACACCTTGTCTCATCATATTTGCTGCCACATCTCCTTTTGAAGATACAATTCCTCTTTCGTGAAAACCAGGGGTTGTTAATAATTTAATCTTTCCCATTAAAACGTTATCTTCCCACCATATATCGGTTATGATATGAGCAACTCTATCTAAATCAATAAGTGAAGATTCGGGATGGTTTAGTTCAGATATTGACATCCCACGATTAATCATATCTTTGTATTTTTCTGCTTCACGTTTTAGAATTTTTTCAGGATAAATTCTTCCATTTCTATTCGGTGTCCCATATTTTTGAAGTGTCGCATAAAATACAAATGGTTTTGAATGGTCTAATTGTCCGTATGATTCTTTAATCATTTGACTATTTCTATGTTCATTTGGGTTAATTATCCCCGCATCCCACTCAACTAATATACCTTTTCCTGTATCACTTGGTCCTAATATTTTCATAATGTTTTTTATGATAAATATTATACAAGTTCAGTTTCTTTAATTTTTGTTTTACTTAACATAAAATACTTTGATTTTTTTAAATCGTCATAATAAATGGATGATATGATTTTTTTAATTTTTGACCTTAATAAAATTGATTTAAAATCTATTGATTGGTCGTGGACAAATAAGGTTATTTCTAAATTTAGAAAACTTTTTTTATTTTTTTGTATTCCACTTGTTCTTAAATCTAAATCCACGATTTGTTTTCTTTCAAATGTGAATCCATCAACTACCTCTAATAACGTATGTAAAATTTGTCTTTTTATTAAACCTGTTATCCTATTCCAATTATCTTCAAAAACTATTGGTTCAACCCAAGTTTGTAATACAATGTAAACACTTTTTAAATTTTTAGAATCTACCGTTCCGTAATGGCATTTTGCATCATCAAAAATGTTTAATTTTGACGTTTTCCCTTTTTTCATTTTTCATTTCTTATACGTTTATTTGTTTTTAAAAATATAAGAAAACTTTTTAGGGTTGTCAAAATTTGAAAAAATTCCTTATATTTATATTATAAAAGGGAAAAAATTATGATTATAGTAGAAGTAAAAAATGAAAAATCTATTGAGCAAGCACTTAAAACTTACAAATATAAAGTGTTTAAAACAAAACAACAAGAAATATTAAAAGAAAGAAAGGAATATAAAAAACCCTCCGTTGTTAGGAGGGCTGAAATAAAAAAGGCTAAGTATATTCAAAAGTCAAAAAATCAAGACTGAGTATCGTCAGATTTATTATCAAACTTTTTGCCAAAGATTGCTTCAGTAGAAGTAAGACCTAAACAACCAAAAGCTAAAAGACCTACAGTTTCTACTAAAATGTCAGATGGTTTAATGTTTCCGTGCGAAAAAGAATTCGCTAAAAGTGTAACATTTAAAAATAATACACAAATTATCCCACCAATTCTTTTTGATGATATGTTTCCTTTACCATCACTGAACATACTTGTAAAAAATTTTCTCATAATCCCTCGTTTAATTTTCTAAGTTTATATAAATTATAATGGTCAACTTTAGATTCCATTACTTTATTAATTGTTTCCGTAATTGTTAATTCTAAATCTTTTTCAGATGATTCATTTATTTTATTTTTAAGCTTGGAAACAATATCTTCTTTAAGTCCATTAACTTCTTTTTTTAAATCGTTTGAAGATAAAGAAACTATTTGTTTTAATTCGTTTTTATCCGACTCGTTAAGGTTTGAAAATTCTTCAGATAATTTTTTATTAGCAATACTTACCATTGTTGAGATTGGTAAGTTATAGTTTTCGGTTACGACTTCCTCTTTTTTAGTATTTTCTGTTAATACTTTTTTTATTTGTTTTTTTGATTCTAAAACAACTTCTAAATCTTTAATGGAGTTTAGATATACGGTATTATCTATGTTTTTATAATTATTTTTATTTGTTTTGACAAATTTATTTAACCAAGAATCTATATTATTAATTTTACTTGAATTTGATTCAATTAGTATTTGACAATATTCAATTGATTCATTTATATAATCGTCAGCAATATCCCTATCTAATCCCTTATTAGAATTCAAATCATCATAAATAAAATAAATTTCAGAAATATCTTTGTTTTCTAAAACCAAGTTTTTAAAATTTTGCATAAACGTTTTAAAGCTTGGTTTACCATATAAAGAAGACGCCGCTTCTTCTAATTTTGTCTTTATACTTCCAAATGTACTCATATCTTTTTATGATAAATATTATCTATTTAATAAATCATTCAATTTATCATCAATTTCAATCAACGAATTTCTTCCTTTTGATAAATCCATATAGTTACTTCCACTAAATAAATTTTCTTCTAACAATAAATCTAAGTCACTTCTAACTAATCTTTCAGTTGTTGGGGGTTCTTCTCCTCCTGGTGGTTCTTCTCCTCCTGCAGGTGGTGCTCCTCCCATATCACTTGATTCACCTCCTGATTCTTCGCCGGCTCCACCACCTTTTTCACCTTCTTTTTTACCATAAAGGTTGTCTATGTTATCAAACACACCTGTTTTGGTAATAATCTCTGCGGTTTTACCAAGTTCAGCAGAAACTGCTCGTTCAATTCTTTGTTGTTGTAAGTCAAGCCTAATTTCTTCATCAGAAAACCCAAGAATATGTTTTTTCGCCCAAGATGCTGAAACAGGTGCCACCGAATCTTGAATTGGTGCTACTGCGTCTTTGAATAAAGTTATTTTTTCTTTCCATAATTCAATTGAAAGTAGGTCAGCTTGTTTAGATGGGTTATGTAAACTTAAAGTAAAGTTTGTCAACTCATCTTCAAATCCCATTAAAAATAAATGTATGATTGCAATTTTGTTTAATTCTGCAAGCATTGATTTTTGAATCCTATTAATTGTTCTAGCAAATCTAATATCTAATATTGAAAGGTTTTTACCGTCACCCACCGCCTCTTCAAATCCTAAATACGCCTTAGGTATTCTAAGTGCGGTTACTAATTTTTTCTGAATATATTCAATATCTGCAATTTCAGCTAAGTTTGTCCCACCAGGTAACGTCTCAATTGGATTTGTTGCTCCGGGGTCTCTAACAGGGATAAAATAATCTTGGTCTACTGCCATCTGATTATACCTCATATCTACATTTCCTGTTTTTTGGTCAACAATTTGGTCTCGTTTGAACTTATTTGCGACCCTTTGTACATACGCATCAACGTCCTTGTCATCCATATTTCCAACAAAAACTTTAAACACCCTTCTTTCAGGTGCTCTTGATACACGATAAATTAACATCGCATCTTCAGATAATAATAATTGTTTCCAAATACGTCTTGCTTTTTCTAACATTGACGTACCATATGGTAATTTTCTATCATCACCCAAAATTCTAAAATGTGCAATTTCCCAAGTGTTAAATTCCATATTTTTTTCTTTCCATACAAACTTAAGTGCGTCGTTTTCCATTTCTTGAGAATACTTGTCAGGTTGAAATCTCATCCCTTTTTCAAGACGTTCTATTTGAATGTTAGGTAATTGTTGACACCCAACAACACCTTTTTCTGGGTCTAATTTTAAGTAAACAAAATTATCACCAAACTTACAAGTGTTTCTTGTC